TCATTCCGGTCGGTCGCACGAAAACGGAACTGACTGGATGTTCCGGCGTCACCGGTACCAGTAAAGCCGACTTCGACAACATCGTGCTGATAAATGGGGTTGCTGCGGGACGCATCTTTTACCCGGAAAAATAAATTAGTGCGACCTGACCACGGAACAAGAGCAAAATTTAGCGGGCCACATTTTTTCCCGTAGGTCTGATTGTCCACCCAGCCAGAGTAGACCAGCTCCATATTCAGCAGATCGCGCGAAGCCGTGTTGTCGTTCGATGGCGCAAAATAACCAATACCGCCGTGCCCGAGATTTGCCGCAAAAAGGTTGTACATCGCATCAATCGCGCTGAGACCGTCAGTACCTGCGGTAAGAGAATCCCCCGGCCCGCACATAATGACCAGGTGGCCCCCGGTATATGCCCGTTCCTGCATGGCGATGAGATAATTAAGCAATCCCGTTTCGGGCAAAGTGGTCGCAGATGACGAACTACCAGACCCCATCAGCAGAAGCTGGTTATCAGTTCCCAGCACAGCGAACGGGGATGCGGCGTACCCCCTGAGAATTGATACCCCGGCGTCCTGCAAAGAATCGGACGTAAGAAATGACGCCATCTCGCCGTCTGTGCCTGTAATTGCCAATGGTTTCCCCTTAGCGCCGTACCCATACTTGATATCTGCCCCAGCATCGCGCATTCTGTCGCTATCATTGCCATATTCAAGGACCTGATAATCAGTGCCTATGATTACGAATTGTTCATCTCCGTATCCACTAAGAAATCTTACCCCTGCAAATATCCACGCTGACGGCATCTGACGTCCGGTAGGCTGCAGCGTGCCGCCAACGTTCATGACTTCGATTGCGAGCGCGCTGTCGTCCGGGCTACGGTAGTACGTGGTCGAGCCCACCGGAATATTCGCAATATCCGCCTGCGCTGCAGCCAGGGTCATATACTGCCGACTGAGAGGGATCAGGTTCTGGCGGGTTTCTTCAATTTTGTCTTCGTTTTTCTTTAATACGCCTTTCCAGGTTGGTGTCATAATTCCTGTGCGTGTCTCGACTTCCAACTCCTCGCTATTCAGTATTTCATCCTGAACACGGTTATTATCCCAAACATCAGGCATAGCAGAAGACTGGACTGGGTTACCCGTTTTATATAAAGCCATTTATTACCTCGGATTTAATCATGCTGGAATTTCAGGCCAGGTAATGTCTGGCGCTTTATCTGTGTCGACGTTGTTTAACTCAATGCGATATTTTTTCCAGTCAGTCAGTTGAGAGGTTTCGCTTTTTGTCGCCACCCCAACATCTGAACGGTCCTGCAAAGATGAAATATGAGAATTTGCCTCATTTAACAGTCTGCGTTTTTCTTTTTTTGCAACTGTAACTTCGTCGCGAGAAATATTAGTTCCATCAAAAAGCCATTCACCGGAAGCGCTCACCCCTTCAGGGATATTTGTTTTATCAACTTCGACAACGGTCAGACCAACGGGCCAGAGCCTGGAAACATCATCGGATAACGCACAAATAACACCGGATGAGTTGACAGCAAGCTTAATTGTCTCTGCCGAGAACTCTGATTGCGACTGGTACCAGTCTTTACCTTCTTCACATCTGAGATAAATAACAGACGCTCCAAGTTGTGGCTCATCAGGTATATATTGCTGTAAGTTTTTCATCGTTTTCATTTTTATACCGTCGCTACCGTTGCCCACGTTCCGTTAATGTTTACCTGTACTGCGGAGTATGCAGCCCAGATTGAAGGGTCATAGTTAGCGCCAGACATACCCGTATAGACGCAACCAGCAGGCAGATCGATATGACCGCCGGTATCAGGAAGGGTTGTTCTGCCTGATAATCTGACACCAATTACCGCCCCTGTGTTATTTACCGGAGGTGGGTTGTTGGGACTGTAAACCCGCTGTCCAGCTTCTGTAATTTGTCCGGTAGTATTCAGGCTTCCTGAGACCTCCCCTCCGGTGTTTGGGTATGCCCCTACATCGCCAGCACCTAACGTCACGGCACCTGTTTTACCGTTTACGCTGGTGACTGGAATGTCCGGAATTACTGAATTTATGGAGCTTTTCAGTTTCTGAACAAGTCCCGAGATATCACCATCATCAAGCACGTCACTGTTTGTTGTGTCGACGATATACTGCGCAAGTACGCTAGCCATTACGGTACCCTGTCGCAGCGCTTTGTTGATCTGCTCAGAGCGGGCTATCCCCGCAGTAAACCCGGTAGACAATGCAACCAGATTTTCCCAGTCTGTCTGTGAGGACACGTTTGCACCTGCACCAACGGCAAACGGCTTAAAATTGTTTTCAGCCATCAGAATGTTTCTCCCCATGCGCCGGTATCAAAGCCGGCGATGTAATCGTTATCGACATCAAATCCAAAAAATTTATATCCGTTGGAAGGTGTAATAGTTTCCCGAATTCGCACCCCGGCGGCTTTCACCGTCAGAAGACCAGCGCGAATGACAAAAACAAATTCAGCAGGAAGTTTATCTATCGGATTTATATCGTAGCGGGATGGCTCATATCCTTCGGGAAGAGGAATAAACGGGCCGTGGTTAATTGCAGAGTCAAATATCAACCGGTCGATATTGGGAATGATATATTCATCATCCACGACGATTAAAACCGATATCGTCATATCCTGATTGTCTAGGATAATCATATTTATCCCGGTGCCCTCAAGGGCCGTTTCCAGAATATCCGGCAGCGTGCCGTTCTGGCCGTTCCAGTTGTTAATCCCTATGCGGGCCTTGAGCACGACGCGATAGACATCATCGCTGAGATACGTCAAAGCGTCGGTGGACTGATAAGGGCCCAGCCAGATACCCTGATCCCAGCCCACTCGCTCTTTATCCCACTGGAGGAAAACGCCAGTGATAGGCGCCGCTACCGCGCGGGATACGCCGATCCATTCCCCGAGAATATCCAGCTGGTCGCCCACGGCGGTGTCAACATCAAAGGCCGTGATGAGTCCGGCAGTCGCAGCAGAAACATCAATCAGCGGCCGGGTAGACAAGTCAACATGGTCGACGAATTTTGGCTTACCGGCATGGTAATTGGTTATCAGGTCGGTGTATTTGCTCATGGCGTCACCACCAGTGCGATGTTATCCACGCTGCAGGATGCCGACTCATCATAGGCAACCACCAGGTTAGCTGCGGCTACATCATCGGCAGAGCGCCCAATCAGCAGCTCCATGATGTCGTAATAGCGCGCGTTACCGCCGCTCACGACGCCCAGGTTAGCCGGGGAATAAACGCGGCTCAGCAGCACGCTGTCACCGATGGCCAGAGAGTTGATATACGAAGCCACAGCCGCTTTGATCTCATCGCCGACCTCAGAGCTATAACCCGTCAGTGCCTTAAGCGTTATCGACACATAAACCGGCACGTCAATCGGGCGGGAAAAGCGAATTGTGTAGGGGTTGCCGTATTTGTCGGTAACTATCACCGCTGTCGTGCCATACGTGGATACGCCCTGCCCCTTAACGCTGCGAATGGTGTTTGCGATCGACGTCGCATCTCCGCCCTCGACGATTGCCGAGATCGAGTGCGGAGGAAGTCCGTTTGAATCCGTCACCTCCTGGTCGTTCTCAAACAGTTTGTGACGGGTCACGCCTTCAACGTTGGCAATCGCACCATCTACCGCATCAAATGGCGTGAGAGACGCCAGTGCGACGCTTTGCGACTGCCTTACGCGTAGTTCTGCATCTGTTTCCGCCGCAACGCCTACAGTGGCCGCCAGCGGGTTAGTTACCGAAGCCCATCCGCGCGTAGGTGTGTTGATGCCGTTTACCGACCCCGCTACCGCGGCGACCGCTCCCGAGTTTGCACAGGTGGCCGTAGCTACCACTGTCCCGTCGGAGCCAATGACCACCGTTGCAGGCAGATTCCAGACCACGCTGTTTGTGTCGCGCACTGAGCCATTGATGATGGTCGTACCGACGGTTCCGGTAAGCAGCAAATCGACGGTTGAGTTTGTCGCTGCACGCCGGGTAATGCCGTTAATTTTGACGTTGCTCGTCAACGCATCACCCAGGGCCGTCGCCGGCGAAAATGACCTGTAAACCGAAATGGCCGTATTATTGGCGTCGTGAATGGCTAGCGCCACCAGAGCGACCATCTGGCCGTCTTTGCTGTCCGGGTCGAGATAGGCATCACTGCCATAAATCTGCTGAAAATAGCCGGTGATGGTGTCCAGAACGGTCTGGTAGTCGGGCGCACTTATCCCCTCAGCGGTTACCGTTGCCGATAAGCCGAGTGTGTCGAGGTCCAAAGACATTACGCCTCCGAAGTTACTGTGGTTGTCCCGTAGATGGTTTCCACCGTTGCTGTGAACGTTACACGGCGTGTGGTGCCGTCAACGGTGGTATTAAATGCAGTGATTGAGCTAACCCCCTGCGTTTCGAGGATCCGCTTACGGATAGCGAGGTTGTAGGTATCCGGCTTTTGCTTACCCAAAACGGACTGAATCCACGGGGTTCCCTCCGTGGTATCGAGGAACCACTGCCCGTACCAAAGCAGAAAGCGCGTTTTAATGGCCTGCGCGACAGCCTCGGGGGAGTTAACCAGCCAGGTATCATCACCCTGACCGAAGGTGTAATCCCCATCGTCATCTTCTCGACGGTATCGCATATCATCCTCCGAGTGGTGCTGTACTGCTGCCACCAGACTCAACGCCACCATGCGTATGCTTATCAACGATTGAGCCATCCACCAGCTGCAGGCGGCCGTCCGAAAGAATTTTAAGCCCGTTCAGGTTAAAACCTCCCGGCGCCGTGCCGTTGATAGCTCCGCTGGCAGGATTGAGGCTCAACTTTGTTTCCCCGTCATCACTGCGCAGCTCTACTGCGCTGGTGCTGATACCGCTGATTTTCTTCGCCTGAGACTGCGGGCCAACAATGCAGAAGGCATCGGATAAATCATGCATGCGCTCGTCTACTGGCTCCTGAATACCTCCGCTTTGCCACCAGAAATCAATACAGCGGTCTGCAAAGATAACAAGGCATTCATCACCAGCCTTAACAGGAAAAGTCAGCGTGCAGCCGCCTCCGCGAGGAAATATGACAGGGACATCCACCAGCAGAGGCAGGTTTACGGATACCTCCGCACCAGAAGCGTCATGTTCAGCACCTTTAATCGCGGGCTGAATAACGGCGGTAACGGCTTCTGGATCGAATGACTGGATGATACCGGGAATGGATACGCGCATTGCGGACATGATCGCCTGCGCCAGATGCGCGTCGGCCTGCTCTTTGCTGCCGAGCTGGGAGTTAAGTGATACAGGCATATTTTCTCCAAGAAAAGCATGTCTTCCAAAGGATCTGTTACCGGTGCTGCTTGGTTGGGCATAACTAAAACTTACCAGACCTTACAATTGTTAATACTTAAGATTGCTAGTAAAATCGCCTTGACGCATCCAGTTTAATTCACTTAAGTTATTATCAACATAGGAAATCATAATGGCCTTAATAAAATGTCATGAGTGCGCTAAAGATATTAGTGATTCAGCAATCTCATGCCCTCACTGTGGAGCTCCAATATCTAATTCACAGAAAACCAATTCTATTAAAAACAACCAAGAGCCAAGGCAAGTTAGCTTTATTCTCGCGCTTGGAATAGTAATATTCCCCATTCTCTTCGTGTGGTTCTTATTCAGAAAGGGATATTCTAAGAAATCAAGAATTATAGGTATCGTTTACCTTGTGCTAAGCATCATCTTTCTTGGAAGGAGTAGTGAGGATGTTTCATATGAAAGTACGGAAACGGAATCAGTTACTTCAACTTCAACTTCAAACGGAAGGCCTGACGCTAGCTCTCTTTCAGAATTTTCAGCCCAAGAAATTTTTGATGCATATAGCGCAAACACGGTAGCGGCTGATAAACAGTTCAAGGGTAAGTGGTTAATTATTAGTGGTAAGGTTGGCGATATCAATACAGATATCACTAATTCTGCATATGTAGCATTTTCCGTAGATGATTCATTCAATTCCCCTCAAGCCTCGTTTATCGAAAGCGAAGAGGATAAATTGGCAAATTTACGCCAAGGCCAGTATGTCAAAGCTATTTGCATCGGAAATGGCGATATTGTAAAAACACCAATGCTGAAAAATTGCACTCTGGTTGAATGAAAAATAAAGGGCTTCCACTGAATTAGGAGGCCCTAGTTAACTTTGATGCAGTTATACGTCCAGAACTCTCTGGGCTCGTCCATGTTCTTGCGGATCACTTCGACGTTGAGGATAGGCTTGCCGTTTCGGGCGACAAAATCCATTCCAAGCCAGCGCCCAGATCTGGCGTCAGGAAGCATCCACTGTATTTTCACATTGTTGTAATCATTTTTTACCTTTAGAAAGGTAATCTTCTGCGACTCTGGCTTAGCGCCGTTTATCCGCGCAAATCCATCCTGCGCCTTCCAGTTGATCCCAAACGGTCCGCAGGAAGTATCCGCAAAAGCAGGGGCGGAAAGGAAGAGGAAAAAAATACAAGCAGTAATGATTTTCTTCATGAGTATTGCGCCGCATCCAAACCTTTTGAGTTGAGCAAATCCCGAGCCCCTTTCGCCAGACACAGCAGGTCCATATACCACGCCTGCCCGCGAGTATCGCCAGTATAGTCAATGCTGCCGACAATGTAATCACCATCGGTATTGATTGCCGCCAGCTGCGACCCGGGAAGCCCATCGACATAGATGTTACCGTCTGTGGTACTTTCGCCTAATAGACCTGGTGACTGACCAACCTGATCATTACCGAGAGCCTGACGATACACAGAGGCCTGATCCAGCCGGATAAGTCCACCCAGTTTAATATTCGGGTTTATCAGACAGCGCACATTTACCCCGGCGCCCATCGTCTGCTGAGGCATACCGATCAGGCCGGTATTGGCGTTCAGCACAATAGCTTCCTGTATGTACTTATCATCAGGAACAATATGCACCTGGTTGTTTTCGTACCACCAGTTAGCCTTGCATTGCCCTGCAAGGCTGTACATCAGGCGTCCAGTGCTCTGATAAATAGTACGGCCACGGGGGAATACAGTCGGACCAAAATCCGGCCTGCTTCCCTCTGTAATGCCATAGGGGATAAGGGACTGCATACCCAAATCAAACAGGTCCGCATGCTTCCAGCCTGCCGATACTGTCGTTTTCACGCTGGCGTTGAGATGCCCCTCCCAGCCATCAATACACTGAATGAGCACCCAACTATCGGTGACGTTATCTTTTCCGGTAACGGTAAAGCGAATATCACCGTTAAAGATGATCCCCACATTTTTTTCAGGATAGTTGCCACTGCTGTCTGCTGTGCCGTTATACCCGGCAATAGCCCTTACACGGGTAAATTCTTTACCCATGATCCGGTTTTGAGTCTCTGGCGACAGATTGTAGATTTTGAAGTTACCCACGAACCCGTTAAAGATAGTCGCGGGCATCTTCTGGATATTAAACGTCACCTTAAAATCCGACAGCGAAATCCCATCACCCTTATCGTCAATAAGCTGCAGCTTAAAGTGCCGCATCCAGTTCTGAGACATAATCACTCCGTTACTGCGTAGAGATGGCTTTTAATGCCGAGGTCGGTTTGGGTTGGATTATCATTTGCCGGGTCGTCGCAATTGACATAGAGCGAAAAGCCAAGCCCGAGATAGCGATACTGCGCCAGCAGGTTGGCGCCGGTGATAAGCGGGATCCCCTTTATCAGGTCGGCCCCGGTACTGTCCATGATATCCAGACACCAGAAAGCACCACGCCAGGTAACAGCCATTTGCAGACTTTGACCTGCCACAGATATGGAGAATCGCTGGTTTTCTGGTGATAGAGGGATTTCTGAAACAGCCATTTAACCTCCCGAGATGAAACCGACAAACCGGCTTAGTAGCGACTCATCTTTCGGAGTCGGCGTCTTTACCCCTGAGTTTTGCACCGCTGACGTGTTCACTCCCTCTTTCATGTTTTCCTTCGCTGCCACGCTGACTGTCTGCGTCTGGCTGGTGATTATTTCCCTGAGCGTAACTGTCGCCATCAGTACGTTTTCGCTGGTACGTTCGGTCGTCACATCCAGAGAGCGGATCACCATATTGGTATAAAGACGTTTCCCGGTAGTCACATCAAGCAATTGCCTTTCCTGCTGCATTTTGAGCAGCTCAGCATAGACTTCCTTAGGCCCCATGTTGTTAAGGGGCGTAGACAGCCCGATGCCTGCTGTATCATAAAAATCCAGCAAGGAACCACCACCAGCAAAGCCTATCTCCATAACGACTTCTGACGGGCGCCGATACGCATGGTCTGCAATGAACCCTGTTCCTGCGCTTGTAGGCCTTTCAACTGGATGCTCTGTCACCTCCAGAGCATCGCTATGACGCTCTGAAACCACCACATCGGGTATCATCAGACCAATACGGCGACTCCGCTGCTGGAAAAGGGTTGAAAGAATATCCATCAGCTCGGCCCCCTGGTTAGTTGCTGGGTAGCGCGTGCATTAACGTTGCCCTGGCTTTCAGAGACGATTTTCCCCGCCTCTCTCGGATCGCTGACACCAGAAATGTTGATAACGGTATTCTGATTTAGCGTTGCCCCTGCCGCCTGATGGGCAAGCGGGCTATTCCAGTTCGAATATCCCTCTTTGCGGGCCATAGACTGCATGAGCATAGCCATCGTATTGGGGTCGGACAGGTTTAAGGCTGCTGTCGGTGATACACCCATCCAGCCAGCAACGTCACGGGCATATTTGGCAGGATCGTTGTTATCGGCCGCAGGCGCCCAGGTGCTGACGATATCCATGATAGTCTGCAGGCGGCGCCCTGTCGTTTTACCAGTAAAGTACCGCATGAGCTGGTTTTTCATGGCCTCCCAGCCTTCCAGCGCAGAACCAAACGCACGAAAGCCACCACCGCCTACGGGCCGAATATTTCCGGGGTTATTGTTGCGATCTGCAAGCGTATTCCCTTCGCCACGGAAGAAACGGCCTATGCTGCGCGGGTCAAATCCGGTCTTATCCTTTATCCAGTCAGCTGCGCTATTGGCACTGTCAGAAACGCCGGGCAGCGCATCAGGCTGGTTACTGCCTTGTTTGAGAAGAGCCCTGCCAATGCTTGCAGCATCCGACCAGCGACCGTCCTTGATAGCGTTAAGCAGGTCGCCGATCATACTCAGCATCTTGCTAAACTCACCCATCTGGGTAATGAAGTTGCTGAAATCCCATTTTAAAGACCAGGATTTAGGGTCGATATTGAGCAGCTTTGCCAGCGCTTTTCCGAGATCGAGGACAGTCTGTTTCAGGTCACCGACCATCTTCAGTGCTGCGTCTACTTCTGGCTTCCATTTCCCCCAGTCAATGAGGCTCTTACCGCCCTCCTTCCAGGTCTGGTAATCCTCCCATAGCAAAGCGATGGCAGCGGCAAGACCAAGAACCCACGTAATCGGCGATGCGAGCATAGCGCGGTTTAGCATCCACCACGCTGCGGTTAGCGCTCCAATTAATTCGATCAGCTGCTGCGACTGCTTATCAAGAGAGTCCCACCAGTCGCTGATACTCTGACCCAGCTGAATAAGGCGGTAAATTACCCTGCCTACCATCTCACCAGCCCAGAGAATGCCTTTTACGGTACCGGTTATCGCGCCTTCAATTTTCGGGAAGTTTTCCAGTATCTGGCGGCGCAGCCTGTCCAGAGAGCCAGCAAGGCCATCAGCGAGGCTGGAGCCGATTTTATCCCGCGCCATGCCTGCCATCAGCCCAAAGGAGCGCAGCGAGGTCATGAATTTATTGGAGCTGACGGCGGCCACATCGGCGTTATAGCCGATCGCTTTCGCCATCGCGGTGTATTCGCCACTAAACTGGCCGATACCGCGACGCATTGCCATCAGGGTGTTTTCATCCAGCCCCAGCATCTGCGCATACTGGTTAGCGCGATAATACGGCATATTGCTCAGGCGCTGGCCAACGCCGGTAAAGATCGTCGCCATATCCCGCATATTGCCGCTGGCGTCACGGGTCTGGACTCCAAGACGGTTAAGGAAACCTTCCGCGCCAGGGTTATTGCGGATAAACCGTGCCAGATTCTCAAGCGATCCACGCGCTGAGTCGGCGCTGCCGCCTACCTGGCTAACTGCATACCCGATTTGCTTGATGCCCTCTACCGTCGCTCCGGTGCGCTGAGAGGCCCAATAGAGGTTGTCGAGGCTGCTGGCTATTTTGGCGGTGAACGCGACAACAGAAAGCGCTGCCGCTTCGACCTTTACGCCAAGCTCAATCGCTTTCAGCGTCGTACCCGCCACTACAGCATCGAACTTTTTAGCACCGGCATCATCAACGTTAAACCCAAGCGAGATCAGAAAGTCCTTGAGCGTTTCAGCGTTCATTGTCCTCTCTCCATTTCGCTATGCGGTATTCGTTATCGGCTTTCAGGTCCAGCCAGTCATTCATGCGGGCAATATCAGCCAGGTCGACTGATCCATCTTTCAGGGAGGTGTAGGGGATAAGCCCGGCATCCACCGGGCGCATCAGGAAATCCTCGCCTTCTGGCATGGATTCCAGGACAGGACCTATGGCTGGGTAAGCGTCCCGCTGCCGGGGAGTTCTTTCAAAAAATTTCCCAGACTATCGGCGACCACCCGCGCCACCAGCTGCAGCATGGTAAACAGGTCCGTATCGTCGAACATCAATACGCCCTGATCGAAGACTTTCGCCCAGCCCTTTTCGTGCTGGCGGGAAACGACGCTCAGGCACGGATAAATCACCGCGTTAACGTCCTCGTCCGGCAGCGCGGCCAGCGTATCGGCAATTTTCGGCAGTACGCTTTCCAGCACTGCACCAGAGTTACCCGCAGCGGCCTGCGCTTTCAGTGTGGAAAATTCGCTAACGAGCCCGGCCAGCACCGGCAGCAGCTTGCGGCTCACCTTCAACTGCTGGAAAACATCGAGCTTTGCGGTGCGGTAATTAACGCCTTTGATTTCAAATTCCATCTGTTAAAACTCCCCGAGCAGCTGATCAATCTTGCCGCAGTCAAAGACCCAGGAAACCGTATTGCCGACTTTGGCGTTAGCGTGATCGGGTTGCTTCTGGAAAGCACAAGAACGCGCTGTAGTGGTATCACCTGATACTTTGTTGCGAATGACGATGACGTTATTGCCCCACGTCGCCGAGGACAGGCTCTGTGCGTTGTACATCAGCGAGAGCTTTTTGTTTACCGGGGAGGTTTTCAGCAAAGTTACCGTGATAGTGCCGCTCTTACCGGCGTGCAGGCTGTGCATCACCTCGCCATCGGCGCCGACGGTCATGGTGTTTTTTGCCTCGGTCATCGCAACCGTAATGCCTTCTTCGGAGTTCGCCGAGCCGTAGCCCAGATCGATGCTACCGGTTGGGCCCGTCAGGGATGCCGAGACGTCAATAAAACTATAGGTTCCGCTCATGGTCGCTCCTTATCGCACCACATTGATCTGCACGTCAGCATAGTGAATGGCACCGGCCAGTTTGATCGCCGCCTGAATCACCGGCGACTTACGCGCTTCCCTGTCGGACTGCGCCTGGTTTTCTACTGAATCGGCGTGGACGTAGTAACCCTTGGTCAGTGTGTCACCTGATTCAATCTGGCCGATCGGGCCGCCATTCCATACACCCGGAGCCACCAGGCCGTTATTAACCGCCTGGTCGAGTGACGCTTCGACGTTGGTCATTAACCGGGTAACGCCCGCGTCGGTTTGCGGAATTTTGGTAGTCGAGGTGTACAGCAGGTTGTAAAGGTTGGTCTGCACGTAGTTCTGCAACCAGTCCAGGCCGTGGCGTTCATCAAAGAAGTCGCCGTTCGCCATGACACCCTGCTGGATAATCGCTGTATCGTTGGCGTAGTAGACGTAGACGTTACCGTTAATGGCATCAATGGCAGACGCCTGCGCGGTCGTCAGCGTTTCGTACGTCACGCCAGGCTCGGTTTTGAATTTCAGGGTGATCGTGGTGTTGTTGCCGGTGAAATTCACCGTAAACGCACGGCCAAATGCCGAGATAGCGGCGTATTTGCTGCTGGAGCTGTACTGCCAGAACGTACGGCTGTAGCCGGCGGCTTTAAGCTTGTAACCGATGTTGTCGGTATTACCGGCCACCAGCACATTCACATCATCAGTAGTAACCGCCAGAATGCGACTCAGACTTGAAGCCTCGATCGCCGCGGCAACGGAAATCACGTCAGCCTCAACTAGATCGGCGCTATCGGCAATCGCCAGCCCGTACCAGTTGGTATATTGCAGAGAGGCATTAACCGCCTGCAGCAGCGTTTCAACTGTGCCCTCTTCACCTTCCGCCAGCGTCTTCGCCCAGCGGCCGATATAGACCAGCGTCGGTTTTGGTGATTGTGAAAAGAAGATGGTCGCTGCTTCGTATTCCGGGGAGTCAACGCCAAAATCATCGCCGATATCTTCAATGGCCGAATACTGGCGAATGCGCTCGGTAACCGGAATAACGGTAGAGGTTCCCAGAATGAGGAGCGCACCGAAGTTTCGCCCCGTTGCCGCTACCGGTGACATGATGACGTCAACGTTAACGACATTGGAAACAGGTAAGCCCTGTGCCATGTTTTAATCTCCAAAAAATTGCACTGGCGCGTCGACCAGCGATTGAATGCCGTACTGGCGGATGATTTTGCGGCGCAGGTCAACGCTGATATCGTACCGGCGCACCCACTGGTTATTGATGAGTTCGGGCAGATTGAGGATCCGCCCATGCTGCAGAAATGTCAGGCCTGAGCGGTTGAGCTCGTCATTGTTCTGCGAGACCAGCAGACCGTCACGAAAGCGCGTGGCCATTGCCAGCCCCTGCGGGCCATAGAAGCACAAGATCAGGCTCACGGTCTCATGCGACCACTGTTCGGTGTTCTCTTCGCCCTGCACGTACGCCGGGTTGAAGTCCTCCTGAATGCCGGTGATACCGAACGCGCACCAGGTGGTGCCGTTTTTGGGTATCTGCTTTTGCGGGTCAGTCCAGCGTGGGTAAACCAGCGTGGCAGCCAGCCCTGTCACACCCCGTATCCAGCGGCTGATTAGCCGTTCCAGATCCTCATCGTAGGGCGGTGAATCACCGATGGGGGTCAGATATCCCGCCGTTGTGCTGTCGTTACTCAATCGGCGTTCCCCCGTCAAATTCCAGCAGCTCGCAATGCGCCTGAACGAACCCGGCACCGTACGCTGTATACGGGTCGACAAACGTCACACGATAATCTCGCCCGCGGTAGGTTACGATATCGGCATCTAATCCGGGTTGCCCCTGAGTCAGCCTGAACTGCGTCACGATGAGAATGGCGCCATTGATGTTTTGCCCGGCGGCCATTCGCTTAGCCTCAAGCGAGCGATCGACGGTTACGACACCAGAGAACGGAATATCCTGCGGCGTATTGATCGGGAAGTTATCCTCGTCAACCGTCTGCACCTGCCGGTGACATACCAGCGTCAGGTCGACAAAATCCGGGTCCAGAAGAACATCAGTCACATCGAGAAACGGCATTATTTTTTCCTCACGACATACTGAATCGCTCTGAAAAGGAATCCGCGGGCACGCAACGGCTTATCGCCAGGGATAGGCGGTTTCATTTCTCTGCGCTTCTTGATGGTCTTTTCCGATAGTGGGGTCAGCCGATCGCCTGCCTCAATGACAGCCTTTGAGGCATCACGCGCAATCTGGCCTGCGGCTTCAAGATGCATCGACGCCACATCTGCCTTACCTTCAAGCGCAGACTGAGCGGCCAGCTTTAAACGCTCGGTCGTTTTATCCCGGGAATCCTCAATGCCCATGTCCAGAAATGGCCTTGGCGGCAGAGTAACGGTCTCACCGTCTATCTCTACGGTTGCCCCGGTGGACTGGAGATACCCCAGCTCAGCGTTGCTCAGCGGCGCATCATCGCGCGGAGGTCCTGCCGGGATACCAACCAGCACATCAGTGCCTGACAGCTGCTTCAGCGCATCCAGGACGACACTGTAATTGTCTTCCCGAATTGTGAGCCCGCTTTTCATTCCGGCGTCCCCAGTTGAACCGCTCCGGCACCAAACATCATCAGGTATTCCCAGAACTCCGATCCGTACCGGGAGTTGTTCCAGAAACCGGCATTAGGGTCCAGGGTTGCGCTTGCGTCATAACTGGCTGAAACCTTATCCACTGATTTCGCGGTTAGTATGCCGCTATTTACGCCACCAGCAGTACCCACAGCTACACCACGCATATCGGCGGCGTAAAGGTACATGTAGTGCGCAACATAGAGCCCGACGATGTAGGAAAAGATATCCACACCAACGCGCGACTCACTCAGCAGGGCATCAGCAAAATTCAGTCGAGCCTGGATCATTGGCGAGGGGTACTTTGTTTCGTCAGCGAACTGCGGAAAGGTTACCCTGAACTGCTCAGGCGTCGGCAGACTTTGATTTCTTGCCATTATTGGTAGTCTCCGGCAATTGCGCTTCGAGTTCAGCAATACGCGCATCTTTCTCGGCGATTTTTGCTTCCAGCTCAGCAATGCGCGGGTCTTCTGCGACCGCTGGCGCTTCGCCATCCGGAGAACAGTGCGCTTTTACGAACCAGTGATCAGCAACCGTGTCATCGACGTCGTGGAAGCCAACCGGGAAATGCTTTTGCTCTTTGCCGTCGTTGAAGTTAAACGGGGAGAGTACGTAAATCTTTTTCATTGCAAGTCCTCATGAGCGGCCCTTTCGGGCCGCCGCAGGTTAGATGCCGTCGACGTAGGCCAGAGTTTCCGGATAAACCGGCTCTACTGCACCCAGCTTGCCGTAATAGGTTACGAGCTGATACAGGCCGCGATACTGGATCGGCACGCTCATCAGCGGAACCATCGGGAAGCGAACGTATTTCTTGTCGTTGGTGTAGAACATCATGCGATCAGAGTTCGACACGCCACGACCTTTCGCCCATTTCACCGGACGGATGTTCAGAGGACGCCCGTTCTGGTGGTATGCGATGGTGTTGGTTTCCAGATAGGTCAGCAGGGACTGGTTACCAGCGCTGGATACGATGGTGCTTGCCAGCAGAGAGAACTGCTCCGGCGGGATCAGCAGGTCCGTCGGTACCATGGAGTAAGCCGAGTTGGCCCACGCTGCACTCAGCCCGGCATTAATGCTCGCCCGGATTTCGTCAGCGGTGGAGGTCGCCCAGGTCTTCGCTGCGTTGGTCGGCGTTACCTGCGTCAGGTTCAGCAGGCCTTTAACGTCCAGACCGGAATCGCCGATATAAACCTGCTCGTCCGTGTCCATGTTCCACTTCAGTTGCATGCCGTCGTACTTCTGCGTGTCGATCGGGCGACCAACCTGCGCAGCTGCCTGCAGTTCTGGAACGGTCCATCCCAGCTCCATACCCCACAGAGTAAGCGGGAAGCCAGTTTTTGCGATGTCAACGTTAACGCCAGCCAGCGCGGTAGGGATTTTGCTCAGCCAGTTTTTACCGTTGGCATTCGGTGTACCGGCAGCAGCAAAGGTGGTGTTAGTGAACGAGCTGATCTCATCAGCAATAGACACGTCTTCACGCAACTGGATATCGCGCGACCAGGTGAAATTCACCAGCGGCAGATTCAGTGTCTGATCGAGACGCTCCAGCTCATGGACAAGAAAGGCACCAGTGCCGTCGACTGTCGCCTGGTCAAATGTCATTGGCATTTGCGATTTCCTTAAATATTGAAGGCCAGCTCAATGTTGCCGCTGGTGTCGCCAGGGCCATTGAAGTAAGCGTTAGTGATCTGGACGGTATTCGAGCCATCAGCGGCGGCAAGGAACGCGCCGAGGGGGCTTGAGGCGGATGGTGTGGCCACTCGCATATAGACCGGGCCATGCAGCGCAACGCTGGATGCATCCGCGCCGATGTTTACCGTGACGTAACCACGTACCAGGCAATCGCCGGTGAAGTTTTTACCGCTGCCTACCTGCTGGACTTTATCCGGCTGGCTGGCGGTCGGATACGGACGAACGTAAATGCCCACCAGCACCGACGCTGTATCGCTCGCAGCGATTGGCACAAATTTCCCGGAGGAAATCTTGCCGCCAAGGCCGTAAGCGGGGAAAAGGTTGGAGGAATCCAGCAGTTGAGGTTCAACCGTCAGATCCTGCGGACGAGAAATTGCCCCGGCGATGCCCGCTGGCATCCGGTAAAGAAATGTATTACCCATTGGTTAGCCTCGTTTAGACCAGAATTCCTGCGCGGCCTGATTCATACCGGCAATGGTTTTAACAGTGTTGGCAGTCTGCATTTGCAGGCTGTCGACGGTTTTGGTATTGCGGTTTTTAGCCAGCTCAGAAACAGCCGTGAAAGCCATATCCACCGTGGCTTTTTTCAGCTTGCTGATATCGGCATCACCGACAATAGAGCGCACCAGAGATTGATCTGCAGAGGCGAGTACCTGACGCTTGAATGCTGTCGGCTTCGCCTTTTCTGGCAACTGGATGCCAGGCTGAATCAGATCGGCACGATAAGCGGCATCGCCGGTAACCTTACCCTCTTCTTCCTTTTTCTCCTCTTCGTCCTCGGCATCGCCGGTGCCAGGAGCGGTTGCCGCAGGCGTAAGCTTGGCAACCGCCTCAATCAGCGCCTTACCCCATGCAGGAATTTCTTCCTCGCCATCGCCGGTACTAGACAATGCCGGGCCGGGAAGCGGATTTTGCGGCGCAAGGTTAATGACTACGCCGCCGGGTGTCATAGAGGTCGATACATCGTTATCGCCCGTGACATCATCAGGCGGGTTATCAATAAGATTCGCCATTTCGGCGGCATCGTTGGTTTTACGGGCCTTCAACAGCCGGGTAACCCAGTTTTTAGTAGTGCTCGGCATAGCGTCTCCCAATGCACAACGTGAACCAGCCCGCCCGTTAGGGACAAAGGCCAGATGATTACCGGTTATCGCGTACTGCTCTGCGATGCCCGGCGAGATTTGTCGGTAGTCAGCGTCATAACCGCAGCTCACCTCTTCGTCGCCGTTCTCCACTGCCTGAATGGCCTCAGGCGTTTTGGCAATGACGTCCGCCAGCAGCAGGTCTGATTTATCACCCGCGCCTCGGCGAACGTTCTGGATGTGCCCGTTAGAGAGTTGCCGCCAGTTTTCTGGCGTGACGAAGATGATGTTTCCGCTGAAGTCTTTGGGGTGGCCTATCGTGACGGCCATACCCTCAAACGATGCGATAGTGCGCTCGCTGAAAACTTCTTCAGGTGTGCGCCGTACGGTTATGAGTCCGTGGCTATCAGGCTGCAGGTCAGGCAGCTCCTCAGCGCCATATATCTGCTCACCAGTCCTTGCGATCGGGACGTCCTTAAACAGGACTGACCCATCAGCAAGTTGAAAGCGGGTATTGCCCAGGCGGGTTTTAAAGAAATATTTCATGGGTTACCTGCTGAATTGCGGGCATTGAAAAGGCCGCTCATTGGCGGCCTGTTATTTTACAGGGTCGGGTATTTGCACTTCCGACCAACACTTGCAGTTAGGCAGGCACCCGGCGTGTCCGGTCATGCCATCGAGCGTTGGCGGGCTATCCCAGCGCACAAACTTATCTTTCATTTTTCGGTGTGATGGCCTGGTGCCTGCACCTTCAATGCGCCACCAGTACCCCTCAGAACCAACGGACAGCGCCCGAGCCTGAGTCAGCGCGCCAGTTGCGCGCCCTATCTCGGTGCGGGCTATCATCCGCGCCCTGCTGGCCGCCACGTCGCCGGACTGCATGATCATCTCGTAAAGCTGATCTGGGCGCTCACCATGGATGACAGCTTGTATTGCACGCTCCTGAATCTCCCTGACACGTCCGGCCGCCTCTAATGGCAGAGACTTCATGTAGCGAATCTGTCGGTAAACGATATCTTGCGCCACCATGCCGACTGGTGTGTTACTAATCACGTCACGCAGACCAGCGGAAATTTCTTCCGAAACAGAGCGCCACTGATTCCACTCTTCTCGCTCCACCTGGGCAAACATCTTTCGACCGACCATTTCGGCCCAGTCGTCGATCACCCCGGAGTAGTCAATAAGCGATTTAGCAATGCTCTCAGCGCTTGCCTGTGAACCATCGTAGGAACCCGTGACGATTTGATTTATCTGGTCGACTATCGCCAGTAGGCTTTTCTGATACTGGACCTCCGATCGGCGGCGGAGGGCTGGTTTCAGATTCAGTCTCCTGCCACTGTTTCGCCGCATTCTGGATATCCTCATCGCTAATTGAAGCACCGATGCCGGTAACGTCAGACAGCTCGCGCAAATCGGTCAGCGCAGCAGCCGGCGACATTCCCAAATCACGCACAGCGGTTGCCAGAGCGGTAGTCGTGTTGGTCGCCACCGTGGAGCGATCGGTGTCGCTCATCTGCCACAGGGGGTTAAACTCAAAGGTGAAATCTTGCGGCAACGGCTCGCCAAACTCTGAGCGATGCAGTACATCGAATAACAGGCGGATGTGAGGCCGTAAATCTCGCTCCTGAAGCGTTCCCACGTCGTCGTAGTAGTTCGCGAGGTCAGCGTCACCGGTTGAAAAACCCTTCGGTGACTGGCGGAACAGGCGGACAAGAGGAATACCAACAGCACCCGCGATATCCTCTTTAAACTCGCTAAGCAGGTCAGACAGGCCCGCGAAAGAATAGGAATGTGTTTCAAATTCGTCCTCCGAATCAAACAGGGACATACCCTCGTTCGTCTGGTACTGGCGGACCATTTCCATATTCTTGATAAGCGCCTCAAACGCTTTACCGCCTGTGGCGATAATTTCACGCAGCTTTTTAATCTTTGCCGTTCGCAAATGCGCCTTGTAGGCAAGCTGGGCGGCGCCGACGCTGGTGCTATCGTAGGAAGTCAGGCGATCGAAGATGCGCTCAACAATGGACATCCCCCACTCGTTTTCGGTGATTTTCTGCTGGTACGGCAGTTTCACACCATCCATACGGATCAGGCGGCTGTGGTGAACAGTCCACGCAGGAAGCCCCTGCGCCGTTGTCACGATTTCATAGAATTCAGGCTTGCCGAGGTTAGGGCCAAGTGCCTTAATGCGCCTGGTGAGCTGTGGGTTAATCATCCAGCGGTCAAGTACAGCCAGACCTTTAAAGCTGCCCTTGCCAACCTTATCCAGCACCAGCGGCGTCAGCGGTGCCTGACCTTCAATCAGAATCAGCGCCACCGCCCCGCCATACAGCCGGGACCATTTCAGCGTCTCGTTGATGCAATCCCAAAGCTGAAGCTCATCGAACCGTGATTCCAGAATGCCACGACGTTTCGGGTCAATCTCACTGGTGATCCGCACGCCCTTTTTGGTCATATCGTCCGCTTTCGAATCGACTGCGGCGCCAATAATCCAGGAGGAACGATAAGCCCACTCGATGAGCAGGCGGTTGCGGCTGGTATAGTTCGCCCTGTAGGTCGATGCGGCATGCTGGTTAGGCTGCTGCATACCGACACGGGCAACAAAGTTATCGTACGAATCCGCCGTGGCGACTCGTCCTGTTTTCTTCGCCATGGTGACTATTCTCCGGCTTTTTGGGTACTCGTGGCGGATAGGATAATTTGTTAAAAAATGACCCGATTTAACATAATGACTGTTACCCGCACCAGCCGGAGCCCTCCCATGATGAAATGTCCGCCAAAGGATTATTTATCGGGGTTAAGTGGCTAAAGGCGCGTGAATAAAACATGCATAAAAAGGGTCGAAAAATGAATAGCGTGAATTTTGCGTAAAACGGTTATTTCCAGGTATTTAGCTGTTTCCCAGCGCTTCCCAGATATCCATTGCCGTATCGGTTGGAGCAAACGCCATGATGAACGCGTCGGCCACGTTCGGCGATGGTACGTCACGCTTGGCGAGGTCTTTCTTGCTTTCCACCATCACGCGACCGTTTTTGTCAAAATCACGGTGAGGGGTGGTAAGTTCCAGCTTGAGCTTTTCCAGCAGCGGACAGGATGAGTCGATGCTTATCAGCTCATCTACCGGGTACTGCTCGCCGTTCTTTACCGCGTTGAAGGTATTACGGAAACGATCCGCTACCAGCCACCAGGCTTGCGCTTTGAGGTTGGCGAAAAAATCCTTGTTCGGGATGCCAATATATTCGTAGTCCGGCTCATTCACACCAGCGCCAGCGTTGAAACGCTGATAGTTGATGCGGGATGCGTTCATGTTTTCGCGCTTACGATCCTCATTAATTTCTGAGAATTTCGCGCCAGCAGATGCCCCAACGCCGATTGAGTCGTAGACGATATCAGCATCGCGCTCCAGTGCTGCCTGATACGTACGCTGGCAGCTCTTCAGCAATTCGTCTTCTTTCGCCTTCCACTCATCCGCCCAATACACGACGGAGCCGTGGCGATAGACGTTAGCGCACTTATCGGCGCCGCTATCGGCAACGTCGAAGCCAATACGCTTACGCCCGCTTGGCTCGAAATTAAGGACTTTGTGGGCATCAACGGCCGCCTCAATCCATGACAGCTTGATAATGGCCGCATCATCATCCGACTCTGGCACGCCTTCGTAGACGTGCTTAAACCCATCCGGATCCCGGCGCTTAGCGGCCTCGATAACCTTCAGCATGGTGTCGGACAAAAAGGGGTTTTCATCGTAGTTGATTTTGCGTATCAGCGTATCTTCTGGCGGATCGACCACAAAGTTACGCCAAACGAAATCAGTCACCAGTCCGGGGTTAAAGATAAACCAGCACTCTGAGCCCTCTTTACGGATGGTAGGCTCCAGTATCTTCCACTGGTATTCCGTCAGCGCGTGGGCCTCTTCAAGCCACAGAACGCTGATACCTTCCAGAGACTTAATCTCTTCAATGTTGCGCCAGAGCCCATAAAAGACGAATTCAGACCCGGTCACCCGGTTAATGATTTTGTTGTTCAGAATGCGGAAGCGATGCCGCAGGCCAAAGCGGTCAATCTGAATTTTGAGCAGGGTATATACCGACTCTTCAATTTTGTTCTGGATCTGACGCGCACAACAAAAGCGCAGGCTGTATTTATTCGACAGAAATATGGCTATGCCAGCGGCATCCCACGATTTTGACGATGACCGACCACCATAAAGCACTTTGTTACGCGCCTGCGTCGTCCAGAAGCTACGCAGGACCGGATTCAGCGTCGGTTTGGATGTCAGAGTAGAAGTCATTGAGGTCACGCTCTCCGTTGCCATCATCAATACCTGCATCACGGCGAAGACGATCGGCCTCCAGCGACACCTTGTCAGTAGCAGCCTTGCGATAGTCCGTATCAGCAAATATTTTGCCTACCGTCGCAAGCGTGCCGACGATGGACTCAATACGAACGGTATTGCGCATCATCGCCTTCTCGGCGGCGCTGATATTTTCCATCAACACCTTTCTTTCCTGGTCCCCTTCAGCATCATCCAGCTTGGTCAACCACCGGCCAATATTCTCTGCGGCAACAAGGTTGTTAGCCCGAAGGCGAAATAATTCGTCTTCGAGTGTCAACGCTTTCGCGTCTTCAATGACCTCATCTTTAAGCAGAAGGCGGCGGGCGTAACCACCATGCTTTAACGCCTGCTGGTTGCCGGGTTGGAATGGGTTGGTCGGCGGATCGGTACGCACCCCGCGTATCGGTTTCGTATCTGGTAGAGGTTCGGCTTTTGGTTGCGTACTTTTTTGCGTACGTCCAGCGCTGGCAGGCTTTTCGCTGGTACGCGCCTTACTCTTTTGCGTACCACTTTGCGTACCATTTTTGCGTACCTGCGTACCGCTATTGCGTACCCAGTCAAATTTTTTAGCCCTCTTCCTGATAGCCCCTTCAGTAACGCCGTATTTATCGCCTATATCACGGAGACTAAGGACTCCGGCCCGGTATGCCGATTCGATGGCCTCCCAGTCCGGTGTTGCCATAATTTTGTCCTCGCCTTGACATTATCGAGCCACCTCTGGAAGTGGCTCTGTAATGCCCATAAAAAAACCCGCCGCAGCGGGTTTGGGATAAAGAATACTCTCTAAACCAACTCACCAATGAATTTTGCACTTACCCTAAGCCGAGCTTGAGGAATTCCTTTAACGGCCCCTGATAAAAGGTAACCCCCCTGCACTTCTACAATGCTCATTTCCATCGTGTAGTCATTTACACCTTGAATGACATTCACCGCCTGAGGATTATGCTGAGAAACATGCAAATCTAATGTATCGCCCTGAATATGGCCTTGGTAAGTGAACCCGAAATCACCACCGTTGATGGCATTGTCTTTTACTACTACAGTGCCTTGTCCAACATCATGGTTATTGCTGCTGAAGGTTACGAAGTAAATACCGTTTTTCATGTCACACCTTATGTTGTAGCCAATCGGCAAAGGCATTATAGACACGCTACTTACGGGGAGAAAGATGGCATTTTAATAACTGCCGGATATGACTAATTTTTCCCTCTAAATATTTCAGACCGACGTATGTCGGCCTTATCCCGGTTACACTGCCCCAGCGCTGATAGCAGACTGACGTTTAAATCCAGGCTCTGCCCCCACGTCAGGTTGTCAGGGATTTCCGGTTGCGGAGTGTCAGCCATCAGGCTCGCCGGTAACGGGACCGCCGGCACTTTGACGTAGACCGTTCGCGTATTGTTGCAACCGCTTAACTGCGCCAGCAGGCACAGGGCGATTAGTGCAATCATCATTCGCAACAGCAACCCGGATATCAGCCGAGGCTCCCGATGCGTCCAGTGCGATCTGCTCTTTTGCATGCTGATTGGCCTCGACGATGGTGTTGAAGATGGTCATGGTGGTCAGAACGTTGGATGTGATCGCCTGCGCTGCGTTTACCTGCTGCTCGGCGTCATCGGCTCGGGCTTTCTGCTCAGCAGCAGCATTGTGGTAATACATTGCCAGCCACCCAAGGCAAACAACCAGGCAGATCACAATGGCGCTGATAATGGCTGCTAATCGGCTCATTCATCTATCCCCCAACATGCCAGTGCGCTTTCCTGATCACGGCGAGAGACCTGGCCGTAACAATTGTTGGAACGCACGCGGCAATCTTTTCCGCCATCAAAAATCCACCTGCGAATTTCAGCGCAGGCGCCTTTACGGTCACCGGCATTCAGCTTGCGGTAGAAGGTGGAAGGAAAGCATTTACCGGGCCCGATGTTATAGGGGCAGAAGCTGGCAATCCCGACCTTTTGAGGCGGCGTCAGGGGAACACGCACATTCTGATCTACCCATGCCAGCGCCTTATTGCGCTCGACGGCATTTACCTGATCGCATTTGGTCTGGGTTAAATTCATTCCCTGCGTTACAGGTCTTCCATCTACCCGGGTAGCTCCGCGGCATATCGTCCAGATGCCAGCGCCATCGCGGTATGACGTGAGGCTATTGCCCTCTTTCTCATTCAGGAACTGATCCATGAGAACGGGAGCTGATGCGCCAGCAGCGATAAGCGCCAGCATGGCCGCGCTGAGTTTTGTTTTAAGGTTAGCCATCGCTATTCATCCTGCGGTGGCGGCCCACCATAACCACGATCGAGGGACTGCTGATACATCTTCGTCCAGCGGCGCTTAAAGTAGAGATTGGTCAGGTAAGTCGCTACACCGATTATCACGCCACTGGCCAGGGCAATAAAATTCCAGTCAAGCCCATGAAACCAGTCATAGGTCCTTGCGAGCCCTGTGCATATAAGGCCGCCTGACGTGCAGTACGAGGCCGCCGAAAAGATTTTGTCAGGCATTTTCATAGTCTCCACCTCCGGGTTAACGGGGTGCTCTGTGAATAAAGGGGTCAGGCCCATCGGGCTGATTTAACAACGATCCGTATCGAAGATGATTCCCGTGAGCCTGAAATGAAAAAACCCCGCCGAAGCGAGGTTGCATAAAAACAGTTGCTTAATTTCTTTTAAATTAATCCTTCCTCTTTAAGAAAGGAGAAGCCTTTTGAAGTAATAGAAGTGGCGATCCAATGAGAGTCAGCTTTTGATTGCACTGCTGTAATGTATCCCAGTTGGTATAGCTGTTCTATAGCCGAATCAATTTTGTAGGGATGCTCAAAAGGGAAGCTGGTATGTTGGACCGGCACTTTTAAGTTGGGGTCCGTCATGAGAATCATGATTTCTTTATGATGCAGGGTAATAGCCATGTCTAACTCCTCTTTGTGGGGTTAACACGTATTTTACCATGCTTTAATGGGCCATTTTGGAGTGGCTATTTTTCGCACAAAACCCGCCTTTAAGCGGGTTTTTTTGGTTCTGCTGCTCAGTTCGCTTTAACGTCCCGAGCCTATCACAATTCAAGCACTTTCCGCGCAACTATTCAAGTAAAATCTGTCGCTATTTGTTCCAAATGCATCACACATTGGTGCGTAAAGCATCGATTCCGCTAAATTTAGCCAGACATCAACCCTGCTCTCGCAAGTCCTCAAGCACCATTCTGGATGCTTTCCGTTTAGCTCTTTTGCCATGGCCTTCTTGCTCATGCGATAAACATACCGATCCTTGATTAGCTTATAGAGAGCTTTATTCCCGGAGCGCACAAGCTCGGTGCTAAGCACTGAATCAATTTTCAATCCCTCCTCGTCAGTACAAAATGCCAGGCCGCTTTTATTTTTACCGCTGAGGATTTCCTTGAAGAAGGCTTCCAGCTCAGGTTTGGTAATGCCCGATTTCTTCATACGGCGCAGTGCATCATTGATGGCAGTTTTCGTTATCTTCCCGGATGCCAACAGCTGGTTAAACATGTTGCCGCCGCTACCGCCTCCAATGTATGACCAGCGGCCCCAGATGCGCAGCTTTCCCTGTATCCAGATGCTTTCCAGCGTACGGAGGCGAATCATTTCACCTGACTTACCAACTTCAGAAGGGTTGATCATACATTCACCTCATTTTTGGTATTGCTCTGGCCAGCAGCAAACTGCGCCAGTGACATAAATGCGCGGCCCTTCGCTTCGAGTTCCGCTCGATTGATGTAACTAAACCGCTCGCCAGACCATGACTTATCAAACACGACAATTGCGCCAGCGAAAAACGCACTGGTCGGCCTTTGTTTGTCGTCGGCTGGCTTAAACCACTCGGGCAGATCGAAACCAATTCGCCCACGAATAAAGCAGACGTGATCCGCATCTTCCGGCCACCACGTTTCGCTTGTGGCTGACTTCACCAGGAAGACATAGCGACCGCCCCTCTCGCGTTGCGCAGCTGCATAGTTCATGATGTGCGTCATGCCAGTGATGGCTTGCTTTTCGTGGTACTGAGAGCGGCTGTAAGGTGGGTTTCCGTAGGCTGCGCCACCGATCGAGGAAAGCATTTCCGACCAGTCCTGTGTCAATGCGTTATCTTCCGCGGTGTACCAGACAGGGCATTTTGCGTTACTGTCGTCTGCGAACAGGTCCAGCATCAACGGGCCAAACATCGCGTTAATGCCCCAGAACAGCAGATCCGGAGTCCGCCACTGGTCGCCGACTTCTTTTAAATAGTGATGGGGTGCTGAACGCAGCGCCGTAAGGGCTTCACAGTAAAGATTCGTCATGCGCAGGCCTCCCCCAACTCCTGGAGTACCTGACTCAGTAACTCAGCCTCAGTGCCGAACTTTTCTTCCCATGACTTACGGCCAGCATGAATAGCAACGCCGTAGCCACCAGTACGGTGATGGGCATGGCATAGCGGAATGACATGGAAGTTATCAGCGCGGACAGACAAGCCAGTACCAGAGCTGCAGTGATGGATTTCAGCAGGCGATTCGCCGTAGTTGAGGTTCCGGCATACGATGCAACCCAGCGCAGCTACGCGGCTCAGATGGAGCTTTTCAGCCTTGGTTTTGGATTTGCTCATATCGCACCGCCCTGGTGCGACAGACAAGCAGAAACACCAGCGTTAGTGATAGCCGGTGTAAGGGGGTAAATCTTTTGAGGGTGTTTCTTCTGCGCCATCGGTTTTTCTCCGTGGCACAGCAACTGACAAGAAGGGTTGTTCAGACCCATAATTAATATAGCTAATTTTAGTCCTGACTTACAGGGGGTAACCCTGCTTTTTTGTAAGCCTCATCAAGGGATTTAAGGGAGGTAACAAACTCATCCTGCCGGAGCGGGAATCCCTTCTCTGCAGCTCCATTCTTAAGATAAATAAGTACAGGCCCAGTATGACCCTTTAGCCCCGGAAATAAATCGTCTGGGATATGCATGGCTATCTCCTGTGCAAAACTCACATCTGATAGAATTACAATCGCATATTTAAATCGTCCATCAACCCCCTATTTTCACGAGCTAGAAAGAAAACCAAAAAACAGAATAAATTAATAAAATTCAATATGTTAAAAAAATTCATTATAGCCAGAAAAGTCATTCACATTTTTTCTCTGGCGCAACCCCCTATTTCACTCAGATAGAAGAATTTAGCCAATTTCAGGATTTAATTAATTACAGGAAAAATTGAGCAGCAGAAAACACTACCGCGACAAAGAATGCACATTTTGCGTAGGGCGCAACCCCCTATTTGATCGCAGAAGGAATAGAAACATTCAGCAGCGCCTGGTTTACCAAACAAAACCCCGCCAAAGCGGGGTCTTATTCAGGAGTTTTTTCGGCGACCTTGTTGTGAACTTCCCACAGGCTAATGCCGCAGCTCGCGCAGAAGTTGGCAAGATAGTCCAGACCAGACCACTCGCGAATCCCTCCGCGAGCAGCCTCCACAAACACAGCTATATCTTTACCCCGCCATAAGCCGAACAATCGCCAGCCTCCGCCATCAGGGCTTTTTACGGCGGCGATGCGAGTCAGTACGCCAGTCTGATACAGCTCAGTAAAGGCGGGCTTCTTTCTGGTTATCATTCGCATAAATACAAACCTGTGATTTGTTGATAACAAATAGCATGTTTGCGTTTTATGGTTTTTGTCCGTGTGGGGAATTTAGGCATGCTCCCGCTCCTTCAGGCGCTCGTCTTCATCGCTGAAGTCGTCGCCGTCAATTGGCATGAGGTATTTCGCTGGCATCAGCGCGAAATCCATCCTTTTCGCCTCTCCAGTAGCGCCATCCCGCGCCACCAGGTCGCCTGATACCAACCATGCATCTCCCATAGGCACCGGCTCGGCGTACACCTCTCCATTCCAGGTAAACCGGGAGCCATTCGGCACAAAGCCAGCAACCAGCACAGCCTTCCCGTCATTGGTACGGTAGAAGCCACCAATAATCATCGCCTGACAACCTGCGCGTAACTCAGCCATGGTTAACCTCCTGAGGTGCGGCTGCGAGCATGGCGGCGCGGCAGGCCATAAGCCAATTCTGCGCTTTCTCTGTGCGCGGGATATCGTTTTCTGAGCCATTTCTGCGGCTACGGCATGCATAAACCCGGCACACACTTAGCAGGTCATCGATTTCATTTAGCAACTCATCCGGCACCACCGGCACCGGCTGCGCGTGGCGATAGAGCTGGGTGCCAACAGGAAGCGCCCTGTCAATTGTCGACGTGTCATTGTCTGGGCGGTTAGATAAAACTTCGGCCACCGGCTCGCCGTCCATTGCGGCCAGCGCCATGCTGGCCACTCGTTTGAGAATCTCTAAGTCGGCAAACCCAAGCCGATAGCCAACCTTTAAATCAAATACGGCCTGAACGCTTTCTTCTCTGGTTATGGTTGATTTGGTCATTTCTTTGCTCTCCTGCGGCGTTTGGCGTTTCGGCGTTCTGCAGCCTTCCCTGTATGGCGATTTGAAACCGGATATGATTGCGGACGAAGCTCGCAAATGGTTCTTTCCCATGCCACAGAAGCTGTACCTATCGAGGCAAGTGCCATCGCTATTGCTATTGATGACTTACGCATCACTCAGCCTCCACCTTGATGCCAGCGGCGGCCAGCATCTCTTCCACATCTGTGCGATCGTAATAATCGCCATCAGAGTCGTAATGAGCGTGAGCGCTGCAATATGCGCCGCCCTCAATGCTCATTGCTTTTGGTAGTTTCACGCTGCGGGACTCTAACCGAGAAATCCGCTGCTGCGCCTTCTCCAGCGCCTCTACCAGCGCGATGACATTGTTTGGGTTAGCCAGGGCGTAAAATTTCTCCGCCGCCGCACGGCCTTTCGAATACCGGGCGATAATGGCGAGCTCTTTGGCATCGATCGCTGCCGCTTTCAGGCTCTGCGCCAGTTCGGTGATATCACTCATGGTTGACTCCCTAAATCTCAAAGGCCAATTGCGGCATAAAGCGGTCGCGTTCGGCGTTATAGTTGAGCGCACTGGCGCTGTTCATGGACTCGATACGCTCGACAAGTACAGCGGCGCGCGTTTCTTTACTGGCTGGCGCATAGGCAGACTTTTGCCATGCTTTATCGATACCGATATTTCTTGCTACGTTTGTGCTATCAGCTGATGACAGCGGTATATGGCGGAAAATATCGGCATTGAGCATACGTAGGCCGTGCAGTTTGCAAATCGGGTAGCCGTTCTCATCCACAACATGCCGGATTAAGTCACGCAGGCGAGCCACACAGCGGCGCGGCCGCTTTGCGTCGTATTCGCCCATGCTGCCGATTGCCACGCGGGGGAACTCATTGCAGAGCTGAATAAACCGCTCGTCTGGTTCGTTCATATGCCACACTGGCGCCCCAATAAACTTTCCGTGCGGCCACTCTGCTATCAGCGCATCGTTTTCTTCGCTACTACCACCGATAACGTCAGGGATAATGGCGAATGAGAACCGCGGGTGATTAGCCCAACGCTCGACGAACCGGTAATACTCGTTCCAATCCACAACGCGTTTTTTCGTCCAGAAACTGAATGCGCCGTTATCCAGAGCAAATGACTGAGTAACCTCGCTGGCCAGTGCTAACTGACCAGCGTTTGCAAAGCTAATGAACGCATGGCGCCCCTTCCACGCTTTCAACGCACAGGTATCTGGCGTGATTGGCCCTCCGTGGAAGTGAATCATTTGTCGGCCCCCTCGCTGCGAAACATCATGATTGTCAGGTCGCCTTTAGTGGCCAGGCGAACGGTAGAGCCAGGTTCCAGGCTGTTAAGCTCAAAGGCGTCATAAAACTCATTCACAGCTTTCTGGCGGCGAGATTCCTTACGACGCTTGTCCCACTGCCTAAGAGCATTTTTGGTAATCCACTGGCCTGTTTTGACCATGATGTATGCCCATCCAAGAATGGCTAAACCGGTATTGAGATAAGTGGCGATGCTCATTTGTCGGCCCCCTCGTGCAGTTGCTCGAAAAACTCCTTACCGCAGTCGATAGCGCCAACAATTACGGCAACTTCATCGCCTACAAAATCACCCTCATCGACATGCTGCTGCAGGAGACCAATGAACTCCTCAACCCCATCAGCCTTAATCCCGGCTACGACGCGCTCGGTGGCGGGGGTTTCGTCTGCAAACGTGTCGCAAATCATATGCAGGTAGCCTTCATTCATTGGTCTGATACGATTCATCACCCCAGCGATGAAATACTCCCGGCATTCGCTGATTATTTTTTTTGCCTCCACATTCTCCGCAGCCAGCTGAGCATTTTGGTCTGCCAGCACATTCCCGGTTTTTATGGCGGCATCCAGTGAAGCGCTGCAAATGCGAAACTCTTTCGCCAGCTTCAGGAACTTCTGCTCTCTGATCGACAGCTCACCTGCGCTCTCCAGGGAAGCGATGAGCTCGTTTACTGTTGAGATGTTCATGCTGTCCACCATTCAATAAACATGCAGATACCAACGGTTACTACGGCAATCAGCACCCAGCAGATCACATCGAACAAGGCGGCGAACCGACGTAGGGTGTATTTGCTGTAATTCTCAGGATCAATATTCATACCGCCTCCCCAAGCACCCAACGAAGTGCGGTTGCATACTCACCCTCGGCTGATTCCAGGGCTTTGGTGATTTCTTTGCGGGTTTTCAGGCGCGGCTTTGCCTCACCGAGGATCTGACGCTGACGCCGGGCTTTTTCATGGCCGGTTGTGCCAGCAGTTGCCGCTTCGATTTCAGAGACCTTCTCCCGCTGCTCTTCTGGTTTAAGCGATGCCAGCTGACGCGCCTGGGTAACGGTGACCGTTCCGGACTCCACTGCATCGCGAACAGCCTGGGTGGCATCCAGCAGTGACAGTGTTGCGCGTACGGTCTGGACACTCACGCCAAACATCAGCGCTAAATCGTCCTCGTCGTGCCCGCGTTCCAGCGCATCAGCCATTTTCTTTGCTCGGCCCAGTGGTGTATCTGCCTGGCGGATTTCGTTAGCACTTACCATCGCCTGCGCCATGCGAACGGCGGAGCCACGTTTAGCGACTGCTGGAACCAGTAACGGTTCTTTACCCTCTTTCAACAGTCGCTTGTTGGCTTCCAGTGTATGGCGCACACGCTGGCGACCATCGACTACACAAGACAGTCCTGTCTCCGGGTCTTTCCAGACGATAATCGGCTCAAGAACGCCCTGGTCCATGATGTTCAGCACCATTGCCTCGCTGATAGGCAGGTGGATGCGCTCATCGTAAAGCGGGTGCGTTTTGTCGGTAACCAGATGCAGGTTTTCAGGTTCGAACGTCAAAACGTTCGTTTTGCCACTGGCGCCGTATACAAGCTTTGAGTCTTTAGCCATTTTTCACTTCACCTTTTTTCTGTTCGACCTGCTGAGACCATTTTTCAATCAGCCGGATTTTCGATTTACTCTTGCCACCAGCCCAGTAGCTATCCTGCACGCGGAGATGTCCGTAAGGGCATCGCAGGGCCCCGGAACAGGCGCCAGCCTGGTAATCCCGAAAATAAAACTCAGCAGCGGAACCACAGACCGGGCAATCAGGTATCTCTCTCATCACCGGGTCACCTCGCGGATTTTCTGGAATTTAGTGCCGTGGTGCGGATTGCCAGGATTAGTAACCTTCGAATTCATAAATCCGGCGGCCACCAGACGCTCGCAGCGGTAGCGAGGGCGATCAACAAAACCTGCCAGGGACTGCCACTCAAACCAGACGCCAACCGGCACCGACTGGAGCAACTTGATATCCAGTTCTGTGAGTTTGCTGATTATCGCTGCGGGCTCGGTGCTTCCACCCGGCATCCAGTAGCCATTCAGGTTTTGCGCTTTGCCTTCGCGCTCCAGCACCATCAGGCGGGCCAGCATTTCAGGTGCTGTCAGGTCGAAATAGACAGCCAGCTCACGGCAGGTGACCTTCTCCAGCTCTTTCAGCACGTCAGTAATTTTTTCCATCAGAGATATCCTCACGGTTAAATTTGTTAGCCCCGGAAACCTTTCGGGATGTCGGTATCCAGTTTGCTGCTCACACCGAACGAGCTGCTGGTTGCCAGGTTCGCCGGGCATAACTTCAGAGCCAGCTCCTGCCATTTGCTGCGTAGGGTTTTCACGGATTGAACTCGGGAGCACCAGAACTGATCGCGCTGAATGCGCTCAATCATGGTGCGGATTTGGTCATGGCTGCAGCCGTGCTCCTGGCGCAGCATGCAAATTTCTTGCGCCCAGGCTGCGAAGTTCGGCTCTCTTGGTTTTGCCAGAGTGCCGTCGAACTCTGCTGCGCGTTCGTACAGCTCGATGATGGTCGACCAGAACCACGTAACGAGGTCGAAATCATCATCGGTAGCCAGGTTACTGGCTTCGGTAGCGTCAGGAATGACTGCTTCTAGGATGACAGTTTTCTGAGTCGATTCAGAAAAGTTATCCACAGCAGAAATCTCTCCCGCGTGGTTTTTATGATCTGTATGTAATGATCTGTTTTTAAGATCTGTATAGAGATAGGATTCGGCTTGAGAGCCGATTCCAGGATTCGGCTCATGAGCCGTTTCCATTCGGCTCTTGGGACGAATGCATTCGGCTTTAGAGCCGATTCCATTATTTTCAGTAACTTGCTTCGATTCGGCTTTTGCGCCGTTTCCATTCGGCTTATAAGCCGTTTCCATGACTTTCAATGACTTATTCCCATTCGGCTCTTGAGCCGAATCCAGTATTTGCGGGAATATCCGGGAAATCAGCGCTTCCTGGTCAATTCGGTAATGCTTTTTGGGTGTTCCACCCACCTGGCGAAGCTCTTCTTCGATAACGCCCGACAGGTACTGATCCGTAATTTTGAACATCGCTTTTCGGACAACATCGCCATCTTTAGCGCGTACCTCTTTCGCAAGCGCCGCATGCTCCTTGTAAAACCAGCCATCATCCAGACTCGACTTACCCGACCAGAACACCAGTTGGTTGAGAATCGCTGCCAGCAAATGCTGCTGCCTGTCTCCTGCAAAGAAATCCAGATACGGGCCGGGAATCGTTATGCAGTTCCCCTGCCCTGACATGGCCTGAACAATTTCAAAGACCTGATTGCTCATACCAAAACCTCATTGTGTAGCCGTAAAAACTCACGTAACCCCATCCAGCCAACAGTTCCGCAGTCTCTCCGATAGGAAATGTCTTTCTCAGTTGCCGTGAGTACCGTCACCATGTGCCCCTTGTGTCTGTGCTGAAAGCGTGCTCCCGCCTTGGGTATCCCGTTACTTGCGCAATCCTCTTCTGACGGCTCATACACCGGATAAGCACGTTTCAGACGAGCAATCAGCTCAGCAGCAGACTGGTTACACATGGTTGAACCTCGCTTAGTGAATCAGCGTGTTACCGGAAGGACCGCCATCAGCAATCCGGTCAGAGATAGCAATCATTGCGCCGAACAGCGCTTCCATTTCGTCGTCCACCCGTTGTTTGCGGTGAAGAAGTTCGCGGAAAGTTTCGGAGTAATAACTACGCACCCGCGCCAGCAGCAACGGCGGCATAGCCCGTTCAATCGCCGGGAGAAGCTGCGCAATCTTTTCGATTGATGCAGGTGAATCACTTTCAACCCAGCGGTAAATCTTCTGGATATTGCGGCTCAGTGCGTCAGGGTGGCTTTCGTCGTACAACTCTGGTGCAGTCATCCCCAGGGAGAAGTACGCGTCGACAATCGCAGATACAGGCGTTTTGCGGCCACCTGGATAAAGCGCCCAGGCATTCATGGCCTCACGAATGCGTTCATGCCTGATTTTCATGATTCACCTCACCAGAACGTTTTGCTTTAGCATGTTGATCGTAAACTTCAGGGTCGTATTGCAGGACTCCCCCAGAAGCTAGTTGCAGTCTCATCGCATTTTTTTCAGGAACGAGTTCCCCCCAAACGGAAACTGACGCGGGGGCTACGCCCGCAGCTTTGGCTAATTTCGACTTGCTGCCGAAGTAATTGATTGCATCTTGTTTAAACACGGGCTCATCTCCTTAGGTTTTCCTAAGGATATTTGATCGTAGAGAAACTTAAGTCAAGAAAATTTAGAATTCTCTAATGATGGAAAATAAAACCTTTGGCTCACGCCTTCTTGAAAGGCGAAAACAGTTGAAACTCTCTCAGTCCGCTCTTGCTAAGTTGGTCAAGGTTTCGCACGTCACGATCTCCCAGTGGGAAAGGGATGAAACCCAGCCAGCTGGTAAAAGGCTGTTTGCTTTGAGCAGTGGTCTGCAATGCAGTCCAACATGGTTACTTTATGGTGATGATGACCAGGTCCCTGGCGAGCCTATTCCGCGCCAGGAAAAAGAGTTGTCGGAGGAACAGCAAGAACTTCTCGGGCTTTTTGATGCCCTTCCTGATTCTGATCGAGAAGGATTTCTCAATGAATTGCGAGCGCGAGTAGAGATGAACAACCAGCGATTCGAAGAATTACTGAAAGTCAGAAAGCGCGCCTCGAGAAAGTAACCTCATTCCAAATTTAAAGTAATCCATTTTAATCAATGGGTTACTTTCTTACGCCTCTAAATTTAAGTTTTTCTACAAAATAACTCTTGATTGAAAACTTAAGTTATTCTAAGTTTATCCCATCCAAACCAATCACCGCACAGTGACTGGCAAGAAGAAAATGTTCCGCTACCCGGCGATAAGGGCTAACTAACGAGGTGAATATGGAAAGCAAAGATCTGGTGGTGATTAACGGCCAACTGTGCAGCAAAGACGTTGCCATGCTGATTATTGAGAAGGTATTACCTACCGTTCTTGTGGTGGTGGCTGAAAAGGTGAGGGACAGGCGAACCAAGGATGAAGTGAAAGAAGCAGCCACAACCGTAGTTGAAGCCGCTATATCGGCAATTAGTTTGAAGAGCCTAGTTGCTCCCAAGTCTTGATCGCTTTCGCACTTTCCTCTTCCTCACGCTTTGTAAGCAGGGAGAGAAAATCAACCTCAGAGCGTTCGACTTCAGAAAGGAACTCTTCAGGGGTGATTTCTTTGGGTTGAGTTGATGCGTAAACAACGGCCAAAAGCCAAGCCTTATCATCTTTATTCATGATTTACCTTTGCTGGTTGTGTGAGAACTCCAGCATACCACCGAGCCTGAAGTGGTGAAAAGACAGGCAAATAACAGACCTTGCAATGCAGTGAATGCGGCTATGCGCACGCGGTTCAGTTAAAGCAGTACCACTTGTTTCCCGAAGTGGGGTGGAAAGAAAGCTGCCGATACCAGTTGTTAACTGGCTGGTATCACCGGGAGGCACCCGGCACTGCATTGCAAGGTCTGTTGGTACTCAAATTCACATGACAGTGAGGGTAGCAAATGATCCGCGAACATGAAGTTCCTGCATGGTACCGGTTCTGCATAAAGGTTGCCTTGTTCTTGGCTGTAGTTGTCGTTATCAGCTTCCCATTCTGGAGTAACAAATGAGCAAAAACGGCATTCGTTCCCTGTTAATTGCGCTGGCTATCGGATTGGTTTTCTGGAGTGGGCTGGCTGTCGAAATTATGTATATCAAAGGGGTGTTCAATGGCTAATTTACTGCATGACAACCCAGCTTTTAAAGCAGCACAAAGCAAGCTGGCTATTGCGCAATTTATTGGCAATGGTGAAATGTGGGCCGAAGCTTTTTCGTCTATGAAAGATATTTTTGAGGAAGCAAAGCACGCAGAAGATTTTATGTTTTGCGGTCGCGAAGAATCTCTCTCTGACCTGAAATTCAACGATGTTATTTTGAATTATGACATGTATGGCGATTTGGTTTCTGTTAACGCAGATTCTGGCAATGCACGTTACAAAATAAACACCGAAGTTTCTTACTAATACCAGCACCTTTTATTTAATGCCTTGACTGGCAGGTATTATCACACATTAAATTTAACCGGAGATAGATAAATGGAAGAATTAAAGTTGCACTGTCATGGTTGCGGCGGTTCTTTTGCTCGCGATGAGCTGCAATATCGCCCATCTGGCAGGGGTGCTTATCGGAGGGACTTTTATTTCTGCCCGGTATGCAATGAGAAAGAAAAGCAGAAAGTCGCCCTCTCCGCTGCTGCTTCCTCGTTTCGTAAAACCTTGCCGTCACGCCCAGGACACCATGCACACAAGCGCTGGTAGGTGACGGATGATAATCACATCCAACCGTATTCCATCGCATGTAAATGAAAAGGCATCGCATGTTCTGAGCTTGTACAGCAAGGGTGATATAAAGCCATGCCGAATCAAATGCGGGAATTTAAGTTTAAAGATTGGCAGAAAATGGCGCTTATTATCCCGCAATAACGGCACCTGCTGGGAAATTATGAGCCATGAAAAATACAACCAACTTAAAGACAGGAAAGCTCAATCATGAAAATAGAATTTAACGATAAAGGTGTAATTGCTACCGCCACGATTACCAGCACGGTTTTCGAATTCCGCCTTCACAACCGTGCTGTTGACACGGCGCTATTTCTTGCCCCTTCCGTTCGTGCTAAGCGTAGCGGTTTCTTTGTTTTAAAAACGGTAATTACCGGTAAAACCTCTCACGTACTGCGTGCGTATAAAGCGATTAAAGCGGAGGCATCACGATGAAAGAGCGCGGGATGATTTTCAACTCTGAAATGGTACGGGCCATCCTCGACGGTCGGAAGACGCAGACCAGGCGGATTATGAAGGTACAGCCGGAATCCAACCAGCTTGGCTTGCTGCTTATCACTGACTCAACCAAGCACAGTGACATTGGCAAATACCATTGGGCGGAATCTAACGCTACTGGTAACCATGTGCGTTCAAAGCTTTTCTCATCCCCGTTCGGCGCCGTCGGCGAACGTATCTGGGTGCGTGAAACATGGGCGACCCTGGGCAATGAAGACGGCTGTTATGTCGATTGGGAAGATAATCTTTGCAAAGGAGATGAGCGCTCAGCGGCAAGGATTTACCGCGCCAGCTGCGAGCAGAGACCAGGTGATTACGGCCTGTGGTCTATTCCCGATGACGCCTACTGGAAACCACATACCAAAGAGCACAAGTTCGAAGGAGCATGGCGCCCGTCAATCCACATGCCGCGCTGGGCCAGCCGCATTCTGCTGGAAATCACCGACGTGCGGGTTGAACGGCTGAACGCTATCAGCGAAGAGGACGCACAACGCGAGGGAGTTCATACCGAGGTATGGGACCAGACAGTAGTCGCAAGGAATTACGCAGCCCGTGATGAGTTTTTCCAGTTTTGGTCAGAGGACATGCCCCACTACGTCGAAATGAATCAACTTTATCGGTCCTCATTCAGAAGCCTGTGGGAATCCATCTATGGCGCCGAAAACTGGCAGGCCAACCCCTGGGTTTGGGTCATTTCGTTTAAGCGCGTTGAAGGCGGTGCAGCATGAACAGAGCCTCTCCCGTTGATTTAAGGAAATGCCTTGAGTCCGCACATGGCCTCGCGCACATCGGTATTCGTTTTGTACCGATCCCGGTAGCGACAGAGGAAGAGTTCCGGGCACTGTCTGCCGAGCTTTCACGAAAGCTTGAGCAGATGGCAGTTGAAGCGGAAAAAAGAGAAGGCGGTGCAGCATGAGCGCAGAAATCATCGATCAGGCCAACGAGCTGGCAGAGCGCCGGCTGGAAATGACCATCCAGAACATGCGCATCAACCATGCGGCTGTTTCGGATACTCACTGCCGCGACTGCGGGGAAGAGATACCCGAGCGGCGCCGGGAACTGGTGGCGGGATGCCAGCGCTGTGCTGACTGTCAGGAAGAAGAGGAATTACGCGGTAAGCATCGGAGGTGATATGGCATCTGACAAACCGATAACAGCACAGCAGGCCGCCGATTTGCTCATCGTGTCGGCGCGGGTGATCTACCGCCTGATTGAGTCTGGAGAGCTCGCCGGCCGCAAGGTCGGCAACAAGTACAGAACTACTGAGGCGGCGTGTATTGCATATTTGAAAACCCCGCGCGATCCTGTCATCGCGAACGCGGGTGAACATAAAGGAGAAGTTTTATGTCAATCACCCTCAGGGGCGGCGTGTGGCACTGTCATTTCTTTACGCCGTCAGGAAAAAGAGTTAGGCGATCTCTTGGCACGGGGGACAAAAAGCAGGCTCAGGAGCTCCACGACAAGCTGAAGGCGGAAGCGTGGCGGGTTGACCAGATCGGCGACCTGCCCGTCAGAACCTTTGAAGAGTGCTGCATCCGGTGGCTGCGGGAAAAGGACCATAAGCGATCGCTGGATGATGACAAAACCAAAATTGAGTTTTGGCTGCAGCATTTTTCCGGCCGTGATGTCTCGAAGATAACGGCGGAGGAAGTTCATGAAGCCGTTAACGGGATGATCAACCGTAAGCACCTGCAAGTGTGGGAGAGTAAACGTGATGCAGCGCTGAGGAAGGGTAAGCCTGTTCCGGGATACAAACCACGGCAGGTTTCGCAGGCGACGAAAGCGCAACACCTTTCCTTCATTCGCTCCCTTCTCAGGGCCGCGGCGAATGACTGGGGCTGGATAAAAACAGCTCCTGTTATCAAAACCCGCAAGCCGATCAGTAAGCGGATACGGTGGCTGACCAGAGAAGAAGCTGAGCGGTTGATCGAGTGCATGCCGGAGAGCATTAAGCCAGTGGTGATATTTGCACTGGCAACCGGCCTGCGCCGCTCAAACATCATCGGGCTTGAGTGGCAGCAGGTCGATATGCAGAGAAAGGTTGCATGGGTAAATCCGGAGAACGCAAAAGCGGGCAAGGCGATTGGCGTGGCTCTGAATGATACCGCATGCAGGGTATTAAGGGATCAGATAGGGAAGCATTCCCGGTGGGTGTTCGTTCACACCACGGCAAAACATCGCCCTGATGGAACGCTGACGCCCGCGGTTAGAAAAATGCGGGTGGATGACAATAACGCCTGGCGCACCGGGTTGAAAAAAGCGGGGATCGAGGATTTCCGTTTTCACGACCTCCGGCACACCTGGGCGAGCTGGCTAATTCAGTCCGGCGTCCCGCTTTCTGTTTTACAGGAAATGGGAGGATGGGAGAGCATCGAGATGGTACGTCGTTATGCTCACCTGGCACCAAACCACCTGACCGAACACGCACGGAAAATTGACGCCATTTTTGGATCTAGCGACACAAATACGACACAAGGAGGAAATCAGGCTGGTTTAAAACTGGCGTAACTTATTGTTTCTTAATGGCACGCCCTACAGGATTCGAACCTGTGA